CTTCCGATGATGAACCACCAAACAATAAGAACTCACTAGACGAACCCCCAAGTGATTCTGAAAGTGAAAAAGATAAACCACCAAGTGAACCAGATGTATCTTCTCATGATGATGAACCACCAAACAATAAGAATTCATCAGACGAACCATCAAGTGATTCTAAAAGTGAAAAAGATAAACCACCAAGTGATTCTGAAAGTGATCCAGATGTATCTTCCGATGATGAACCATCAAACAATAAGAACTCACCAGACGAACCACCAAGTGAACCAGATGTATCTTCTCATGATGATGAACCACCAAGCAATAAGAATTCATCAGACGAACCACCAAGTAAAAAACCATACAAATATAATATCCAAAAAACATATGACCGAGAATTATTAGAAAGAGACAATTGCATTTACGTTCATTATATGCCACATAAATCTATATGGAAACAATATTTTCCACCACGTACCAAACACATAAGAATAAAAACTGACACCAATGATTGTAACTATTTGTTGTTAGAATATATTTTGAAAAAAGAGCTTAAAGGAACCAATGATAAAAACAAGATAAAAACCATGTTGTACAATGCTTATAAAAATAGTATTTTAGATTTTACAGAAGTATTGGAAAAAGAGAAGAAACATTTCGAAAATAAAGAAGAATTATTAACACATATAATGGAAGAAACGTATTCATTGACATCTATCGATATTATGGTATTTTGCGATTATTATAAATTACCTGTTGTATTGTGTAAAGCCAAAAACATTAAAAAAAGCAAACAAAAGAACATTGTATTTTATAAAACACATCCTTCCAATGAACTATATTTTATAAGAGTCATTGACTATGGAAAATTTGATTTATTTTACCATAGAGATAGTGGAATTAAAATAAAAAATGAATTCATAGTAGAACCCATTACAATGAATCATTATATAAATACTGTATATGAATAATAATAGTTGGAGACAAGTAAATAGATATTATAGTCATTCATACATATAATATCTACAAAATTTATAGTTCTAGGTCGTAATTGTCTTCTTCTTGTTGTGTTATTTTTACACCTTGTTCTTTTTTCAGATTATGTGAAATTTTGATATTGTCTATGGTACAAGTACCCTTATTCAAATATAGATTTAATTCTTCTTCTTTTTGTTCTTTTACCGATAATTTTGTAAATTGACTTACATCATTCATATTCAAATATACTGAAAAGGATGATGTTCCATAATATCCATCTTGTCCGCACATTACATTTGCGGATACACCTCGCATTTCATCTAATTCACCATGTTTTGCCGCACGAAGAAACATTTCGGTTGTTTCTTCAAAGGAAGCTTTCGCAATAGGTCCGATATCATCATTGTTAATTCCGTGCCTAAATATAGATACCATTTTGTGATTCGTAGTCATTCGGTCACATAATAATGAAATATGATGATGATTAATATACGTTCCGCCAAATTCCATGACTTCTTTTATTTCATTGAATAAACATTTACGCGCAGCTTCAATACCTAATACTTCCAACATTTCGGATATATTATTGGAATAAGTACGTTTATAATCTATAAAGTCAAGGGTTAATACTTCCGCTAAATTCGAACCTACTGTATCTAACACATATATTTTGTTTTTAGTATATAGACTTCCATCATAATTCATATATTTATTAATTTCTCGCAGATTCACTTTTTGTATTTTATTAATACCTCTCAGTACAATTTGATTTAATAATTTTTCTTGAAAGCTTTTTACTAGATAAATGTTATCATCTTCACCTTTGTAATTTGAGCTTAGTTCCTTTTCTTTTTTTAATTTAATTTTGAGAACAATTTGAGACTCTATCTTATCCTCATTACTATAATAACATTGAATATCTTTTTTGTAAATTTGATTCATTGTAAAATGAATTTCTTGTATCGTAATATTCCGATAAAACATTGCCTTGCTATCTAAATAAATATTCAATATCCAACTGTTATACTTGTCTTCGCCACATTCCGAAACGCCTTTCAAAATTTGTTCAACTTCATTATAATATTCCATAAAGGACTCTTCTTTTTTATCATAATCATTATTTGGTTTGTAATGAATTTCACATTTATTGACAATATCCTTGAATTTTATGTGTTCCACACGATTCAATATATCAATCGTTTTATCTTTATCGGTTTCATTTTCAGGATGCATAAATATGGTTAACGATGGATTTTTAATATTTTGGGTCAACGATAATAATTCTTCCATTCGCGGGACTCCGCGTGTCACATTTGATTTACTAGCTACACCAGCATAGTGGAATGTATTTAAGGTCATTTGGGTTGTAGGTTCACCAATAGATTGTGCCGATATCATACCAACCATTTCGCCCGGATTTACAAGTGATTTTTTATATTTGTAAGTAATTTGTTCGAGTAAGAATAACAAAGCATCTTTGTTGTATTTATGTTTATAAATTAGTATAAATGGGTTCAAATAATAATAATAGATCAAATGAAATAATCTACATGGATTATAAATGTTTTCTAAATTATTGTAATATTCATCGATAATATCATACATTTCAAGAGGAGAAATATTCGATACAGATGTATTTGTTAAATGGAACTGATGTTTCACGTTTTGAATAATTTGTAGAAATGGTACAGACGAATAAATGGTCGCATCACTATTATATTCTAATACATATTGGATATATTCATCTCGTTGATTTACTAGAAATTCAACGTCTTTTTTTACCCTCTCAAGAAGTGGAGGTATATTATCCATAAATTCTTTCAACGCGTTTGCTGTAAAATATAACTTATTGTATTTTTTATCGTCTACTTTATAATCATATAACTCGTAAATTTTTTGTGTTGATTTTTCAAACAGGTCGCATTTCATATTTTCCATATGTACCGTATCCATATTGGTAGACCCATACGAAAATTGGATGATTTTATTCTTATTGTTTCGTATTGTTCTATCATAACATACTTGGATATCTTCTAACCCTTTGATTAGTCGTCTTTGAATATAACCGGTTGTACTTGTTTTTACGGCAGTATCGATTAAACCAATACGACCACCAATTGCATGGAAAAACAATTCTTCAGGACGCAATCCTTCAATGAATGAACTTTCTACAAAGCCACGTGAAACTGGATTATCGTCAAATTGCTGATAATGTGGTAATGTTCTATTTGTAAAACTATACGGAATACGTTTATTTTCAACATTTTGTTGCCCTAAGCATGAAATCATTTGTGACATATTTAATTCATTGCCTTTTGAACCACAAGTAATGATGGTTACAAATCTGTTTGATGGGTCTAAATGTTTCATACTTATATCACCAGATTCTTTTGAAGCTTCATTCAAAATATTATTCACTTCACTTTCAAAATATTCTTTGTTAGATAATCCAGATTTATTTACAAATATACCTTGTTGGATATCGTCAATTAGATTCGCTACTTTATTCTTTTTTTCTAAAATAATAGTTTTTACATTGCGAGTAGTATCGTCTGTTGCGATTAAATCGCTCATTCCGACACTGAAACCGGTTGTTTTCATATATTCTGTAACTATAGCTTGTATGTCATCCAAGAAATATTGACAATGTAATGGAGAATAGTCGTTATAAATACGCTGAATTAACCCTTTTCCAGCTTTTCCATACACTCCTTTATCGATTTGACCGCTCATCATAGTTCCATTTTGAATATGAATGTGATTGGAACTATCTGTACGTTCATCATCTTTTTTGTAATTTAATGAAATATTCGGCAATATAGTTGAAATTAATTCATGTGAAGTAAATGTGTTTTTCGATTTATCTTTGAAAATAGATAAGTCTGGTTGAATTGTTTTGGCAATCAAATTCATTGCTTCTTTACGAGAAAATATAATGTTAGGTTTGGTTAATAAATAACTGCCCAATAAAGAATCTTGGAAAATACCAATAATACTATTATTGTTTGCTGGACTAACGATTTGATATGGAATCGCCGCCAAATATTTTAATTCCATTTCAGCCTCATCGTTTTGTGGCATATGCATATTCATTTCATCGCCATCAAAATCCGCATTGTATGGTTTTGTATCCGCTACATTCATTCGGAATGTATCGCCTTTATTTAGTACTTTCACTATGTGCGCCATCATAGACATTCTGTGTAAAGTAGGTTGACGATTAAACAATACATAATCACCATCCAACATATGTCTATGAACTATGTCTCCTTCGTAAATCATAATGTGTTCACGATCTACATAACGAAGGGATATATTTTCTCCATTTTTCTTTTCAAGAATTTTTGCGCCTGGATACGTATCCGGGCCATTTTTTATCAAATACAACAAATAGTTTTTATTTTCATCGTTTACATAAATAGGCTTTGTAATATTCATCGCTATTTTTAGTGGAACACCTAACTCGGCAATAGATAATTCAGGGTCAGGTGTAATTACCGAACGAGCACTAAAATCAACCCGCTTTCCCATAAGATTGCCTCTTACTCGTCCAGTTTTACCCTTATGTCTTTCGGTAATAGACTTTAGAGCACGTCCTGAACGTTGGGTTACCGGAGATGTTCCTGGGATATTATTATCGACTAAAGTAGCAATATAATATTGTAGCAAAGAGGTCCAATCTTCAATAATTTTGTTGTTACTTTCTGGATCGTTTATTTTTTCTCTTAAACTATTGTTAAATTTAATGATATTGATGATAATATGCGTAATGTCGTCTTCACTTCTTTGCTGAGAGTCTTGTTTTACTGACGGTCTTACGCTTGGGGGCGGTACCGCAAAAATTTGACATATCATCCATTCTGGACGGGACCATTTAGGTGAAAACCCCATAAAGTCTATATCTTCGTCGGTTATTTTTTTGAAAATTTTAGTTACTAATTCAGGGGTATATTTAATAGTAATCACTTCTTTATCGTCATTTGTCCATTCAGCATGTAATGTACAATAACCTTCTTTTTTTATTTTAGGTTGAAGACAACCGCAACCATTTTGGGTGTGTTCTCCACACCTACTTGGTTTTAAATTATTACATATTTGATAAAAATTATCCCATCTTTCATTATGACTATAGTTTAAAACATATTTATAGACTTCTTTTGAAATAAGTAACTTAGAACATTTAAAGCAAATACATTTCAAAATTTTTTGAATTACATTGAAATATTGAATATAAAATACAGGTTTTGCTAAAACAATATGACCAAAATATCCGGGACATTGAATATAATTTTGACCATCCGTAGGACAAATCATACCAGGGTCTAATACACCCATTCTTGGGTCAAATAATCCACCAATTTTTGGTTTCATTCCATTGTAAGTATCTTTACTAGTAATCTCAGCAACCGAATTTCGAACAATTTCATCGGGACTCAAAATGCTGAATTGAATACCAATAATTTTTGACGAAGGTTTATTTTTCATATCCATCCTTTAATAAGTATAAATATATATATTTAATCAATTTTTATAAATATATAAATAATTAAATTTGTATTATGTATGAACGAAGAGTATATCAAATTTTTAAATGCTTTGATATCTTCTAAAAAAGAAGAGACCAATGAACAAGAATCCTCCGAAGATGATGAAGAAGAAGAAGAAGAAGAAGAAGAAGAAGAAGAAGATGAAGAAGAAGATGAAGAAGAAGAAATATATGAAGATGTAAACGATGACATTGCCTTAATAAAAGATATTATTCATGACAAAAAAAAGGATAAGTTAAACCAATTATTTTATACGTTTAGTAAATCTATTTACAAAAAAAAAGAAAAACAACTCAAAAAACGTCAAAGTAAAAATTATGATAAATTTGAAAAAATGATTTGTATCCAGAAAAAAAGCGATGAACATGAATATTTTAAATCACTGAGTCCTATGAAACAAGAAACCATTATCAAGCAATTAGAAACTCTAAAACAAGATAAAAACGATAAACCATATAGAATACAATTATTGGAAATGGATATACCAATACATATAAAATCAGTTGTATTAAAAAAAATGGATTCTTTGATGACAATGAGTAAACATAGTGGGGAATATAATAAATTAACCCAATGGATAAATACTTTTTTATCGATTCCATTCAATTCATCTAGTCGTTTGCCAATCAAAAAAGAAGATGGTTTACAATCTTGTAGAGACTATATTATGAAATGTAAACAAATATTAGATGAATCGGTTTATGGTATGAATGATGCTAAAATGCAGTTTATGCAATTAATTGGACAATGGATTAATAATCCCGAATCGATTGGTAATTCGATTGCTTTGAAAGGTCCTATGGGAACTGGTAAAACCACTTTATTAAAAAATGGGATTAGTACATTATTAAATCGTGAAATTGGTTTCATTACGTTAGGTGGAGCTACCGATAGTTCTTATTTAGAAGGTCATTCGTATACTTACGAAGGAAGTACCTATGGAAAAATTGTAGATGTTTTAATTCAATGTAAAACAAATAATCCAATCATATATTTTGATGAATTAGACAAAGTAAGTGATTCGCCCAAGGGCGAAGAAATCATTGGTATATTGACGCATTTGACGGATAGTACACAAAATACAAATTTTATTGACAAATATTTTTCAGAGATAAATATTGATATGAGTAAATGTTTATTTATATTTAGTTATAACGATGAAAGCAAAGTAAATAAAATTTTAAGAGATAGAATGTTTGTTATTGAGACAAAAGGATATAGTACAAAAGATAAAATAGTCATTAGCAACCAATTTTTAATTCCCTCTATCGAGCAAACCCTAAAATTAAATAAGGGTGACTTTTTATTTCATGATGATATATTAACTTACATTATAGAACAAAAAACAAGTCAAGAAAAGGGTGTCCGGAATTTAAAAAGAACCCTAGAGATTATATTTAATCGCATCAATTTATATAGTTTGTTAGAACCTTCGTGTTCATTGTTCAATGAAAAAGTAATCAAAAACATAACGTTTCCCTTTGAAATTACTCGGGACATTGTGGACACAATGGTCCAATCAAATAAGGAGACTTTACCGGCTTTGCATATGTATCTTTAAGCATTCGGTTTCCTCCGCGCATGACTAACAAATTATTATTTGTCTCATCTTCGCACATACAACCTGATGATTTGGTGTATAATGAAGGACAACATTCGGGTTTGAATACTTTATCTGTAAATATATCTAATGATTTATCTGGATAGGAATGTATGTCTTCTATCACTTTTTTAGATACATTTCTAGTATCAAATGTTTCAAATAAAAATACTTTATATATGATTACCCATAAAAGTATATATATTACACCTTTGCACATTTAAAACGCCGATTTTCTTACACCTTTTCTCATTTCAAACGCCCATTTTATAGATGTAGTTATAATGAAAAATAAAATATTTTTTATTTTGTAAATTGTAATGAGATATTTGTTTATTTTTGTTATAATGTAAATCATACTGATTTATAAATGTTGAAACTTGTAATAATCCTTTATAAACGGCTAAAAATCCATTATCGTATAAATTATGACAATATCTACACATAAATTCTACAATATTTTTATCATTTTTTTCATTATTATTTAATAAACATCTTGGTTTTAGATGGGCTGTTTCTAATAAACATAATGGTAGTTTTTTTTCACAAATTATACACATTTGCGTTTTATTAGAAATTAAATAATTTCTCAATTGTTTTTGTTCTTGTCTAATCTCTCTTAATTCATATTTTATATTATTTTTACTATATTTTTTGTAAAATTTAATAATAATTTTTGAAAAATAATATTTATGGTCGTTTAATATTACATTACCTTCATTTGATAATTCATAATTTTTGTTATTAAAAAAAATTATGTTGTTTTTAATTAATTTAGTCAATTCTGTTTTTATATCATTTATTTCAACTAAATTATCATACCGAAATTTTATATAAGTGTATTGTTATCCTGTAAAATAAAACAATTAATAATATAATCTTTCATATTATTAATATTTGTAAATTACTTTTAAGTCAAATTATAATGAAACCATAATATTATAGCCTCGTTTACCAGGATTATTATTTACATCAACTCCTTTACTTTTTTCTTGTTTGTAATTTATTTTTTCAAACTCCTCTTTAAATTTTTTCTGTGTTTTCAAACATTTTTTACCATTTATTTTGCACCAGGTTTCATATATTTTTAATATATCTTTCAATCCAAATCTTAAGTTTGTTTTATCCGTTTTTTTACAACACGAATTTGCGAATAGCAATATATCACTATTAATTAATGGTTCTGTTGAAATATTTGGTTGTATAACATTTTTAACAGGTAGAGGAGATACTATATTTAACGAAATAATTTCAGGTTTATCTTTATCATATAAATATAACCAATCATCAGGAGTTTTCCAATAATATTTTTCTGGAAATTTATTGTCGTCTTCATTTGTATATCCGTGAGTATTATTTTGTTGTTTGTATTCTTCTTTAAGAATTGAAAATTTAACCTTATCACCAATTACGATGTATGGAGTTTTTTTAATATAATTATTTGTGTGTTTTGGTAAGACTTTTTCATTAGTTGTAGTAGTAATGTGTATATTATCATAATTATCATAAACTAAAATATTATATGTATTTGGTTTGCGTGATGTAATATAATAATTGTAAGGTCTGTTATTTTCAATAGCTGATTGTATGCCGTTATATCTGTCACCATTAACACTACCTTTTTTAATTTGAACTACTCTATCTAATTTAAACTTTTCTAACGATGGAAATGTTTCTAACACTAATTTATTTAAATTTGTTCTATCAAAATTAACAATACTATTTTTATCAATACATAAAGGAATACCACCATCATAATTTAGATACTTCTCAATAAATTCATCAATATTCATTTCTTCTATTTCATTAATACAAATATACTCTGGTAAGTTTGTTTCTTTACACCATTCACTTATTTCATCATCATTCATATCATCAATAACAATTAATTTATAACCATTATTTTTGCTGTCATAATGTTTTATTGGTTTTAAATTTTTTCGTTTCTTTGATACATCAATATACTTCATATATTTACCAAACTTAAAATCTCCATTATCTATTATACTTTCTAATAAATCTTTAATTTCTTCCCAACTCTCACACCTCATAATAAAATTTTCAATTTCTTTTATAAATTTTACATAAAAATTCTGTATTATATCTTGTAATTCAGGAGTCGTCCATAAAGTAAGTTTCATACTCCCATTTTTAAGTTCTACGTCGTTATATTTTCCTTGTAATCTTAATCGCTGTGAAATGTCAGTGCAGTTTAATGATGCGTGAGACACAAAATACTGGTCTGTTAAATGTAATGAATAATTATCATAATCATCACTTGTAAAAGAATACCCCCTTTCTCCATATTTACCTGTTATTGTTATAATTGTTTTACATAAAAATTGTATATCACTTTTTTCAAATAAAATTCTTAATAATTTATAAACAAATTTTATATTTAATATTTTTGTATTTATATTGAAATAGCAATAATTATTAGGTAGTTTTTCAGATTTTTCAGTATCTATAGATGAGCCGTATATTCCTCCTGATTGCCATAATCTTTGATTTGTTGATGATTGTTTTGAGTCCCATTTAGAATAATATTTTATTTCTTTTTCATAATTTTTTGATAAATATAATCTTAAACAATTTCCATGATATATTACTATAAACAAATCAGGGAAATCTTTGACTATTTTATCTACTAAACAAAATTGATTAGCTCTTTTTTTTTCTTCACTAATCAATAACGAATTATATTTAATTGTAGGTCTTTTAAGTAAATTTTCTATTATTTTTTTTATATTAATATTATAATCTTCAACAATATCATAACGAGTTTTTTTTTTATGATTTTCTGTATCTTGATAATCCCACCAAGATTCAACAAGTGTTGTGTTAAAATTTATAGAACTATTAAATAATCCAAAATAATCATTTGCCCTTTTCATTTTATGAACCTTTGATATTTTAATTTGTATATCAGTATGGTCGCTTAATCTTGTGGTTACGTTATATAACAATGAATGTGCTGTGCCTGTAATATGTAATGCGTATTTTACTTTTTTATATATTTTGGCAAGCAATATTTCACATGCTGTGGAATCTTTTTTATCATTATCATTAGTTCTATCGTTTGAAGATGTAGGACTCATTAAATCACTTTCATCCACTAATGCGGTTATATTCACAAGCTCGTCATTGTAATAAATATACTCACTAAATTTTGTATTTAGTTTTGCTAACTGAGTCTGGTTCATTAAACAACAAAATATGTCATTTGAATTGATTGCTTCTTTATTACTTAATTTACTAATAATATCATTACTATTTATATCTTTTAGTTCTGGAAGTTTATAATCTTTCCAATATTCAACATTTGTTTCCTCAAAATATTCTTGGAGTTCATTATTAAATTCTTGAAATAATTTTTTTATAA